CAATGCTTTTACCTCATCAGATTCACCACTTACATCAGCATCTGGCATAAATGATGTTCTATGATAAGAAAATGATATTTCTACACCATCTTCTTCTATCGCAGTTCTTGTTCGTTGCTGAATACATTTATATTCTCCACGAACCTCATAATCGTATGTTACTTTCTTTTCTAAAGCCATTTTAACTCCTTGTTAGTTCCAGTATAATATCTATTATACAAAGTATGTTGCTTGAATTATTGCGTGACCATCTGCTGACCATTCTGCTCCTGTCATAGCAGTACCACCAGTAGCCGCATCATTAATATAAAGAAGTAAAGTTGCACCATTAGCGGGTATATATCCATCAATATTATATCCAGCAGTCACATTAAGATTTAAACCAAGTCCAATATTTCCTACAGATTTATATTTTTGGTCGTTTCCAGAGGTAAAAGGAAGTCCATTTATTTGCACTGCACCAGATACAGAGCCTAAACTACTTGTCGCAAGCCTTCCAACTACTGTTACTTGCCTTCCAATTTTTGTATATGTACCACCTGTATTACCATCAGATGTTGCATTATTACTACCATCTGTAAGAAGTGGTGTCCAATCGCCTTCTTCATAATCGTTTAATACATTTGCATCTCCACTTGCTGATTGAGTATCTGGAAAATTCACACCACTACAATAAACTGTAGCCCCACTATCATCTGCCATATAAACAGCAGTTACTGCATCATTACCAAGCGTTACTGAGTTGTCTGCTTGCCCTGCTGTATGATAACCAATCACTGTTTGGTTTACAGCACTTGTATCATTTCCAGTTGTAGTTGCTCCTAAAAAAGTGTTTTGATATCCATTTGTCTGATTATCTCCAGATTCAAACCCAACAGCAACTGAATAGTCATTAGTAACATTGGCGTTGTTTTGATGTAATGCCCTATGACCTATTGCTGTTGTACCATTTGTTGCCCCAGTTTGAGCAGATAACGATTGATAACCAAAAGCAGTAAGACCAAGTCCTTCATCATTAGCATCTATACTTTGGTATCCTACCGCTGTGCAACCAGAACCAGATGTCAATGCAGTTAAAGCATCGAACCCTATCGCAATCGTTCCTGTTTGCCCATTTGTGCCTGTAGAGTTGAGAGCGTGAGAACCTATGGCAATGTTGCCTATTAAATCTTGACCTGACGCTAAAATACCACTTTGTAATGTTTGTGTTCCTATCGCAATATTATCATCAGCAGTCCTACTATTATCAGTCTCATCTACGGCTGACATTGATTCAACACCTATTGCAATATTATCAGTTTCTCCACCCGTCATTGATTTACAAGACCAATGCCCCATAGCGATATTCTGATTTCCACTTGTTAAATCAAGTAATGTTTGAAATCCTATTCCAATATTAGAAGCACCAGTTACATCGACTAAACATTCAGCACCTACGGCTACATTGTAATTTCCAGCATCTCCTGTTCCCATTGACCAAGCACCCACTGCAACATTACTTACTCCATCAACTGTACCACTTAAAGAACCTCTTCCTATGGCTGTATTTGAAGAACCCGTATTACAAGCATCTAATGATGACTGACCTATAGCAACATTAGAAGCACCCGAGGTCAATGAAAATAAAGCACCTGCTCCAATCGCTACTGTACCATTTGCTCCAGTTGTTGTACTCGTGGCATTTCCAGCAAAGGCTTGATACCCGATTGCTACACAATTTGCTAATCCATCTGCTGTATCATCCATTGATTCCATCGCACCAGAACCTATTGCTACATTTTGTGATGAACTTGTAAGTGCTTGCAAGGAACCTAATCCAATTGCTACATTATTTACTCCATCTGTTTCTGCCGCCATAGAACTTTTACCAATAGCAACGTTAGCACTTCCAGTATTAAGAGCCGTCAAAGCACTCGAACCGATTGCTACATTGTTATCACCAGTCGTCAATGCACCTAAAGCGACGTGTCCAACTGCTGTATTATTACTTGCCCCATCCATTGCGGCATCCATAACACCATTTCCAATACCTACATTTGCATCACAAGTAGAGCCTGTCCAAGTACCGCCGCCCGCATCTAATCCAACCATAATGTTGTTAGTGGCAATTATCGTACCAACACCATCCATTGCCCCTACTCCGATTGCCATATTCTGCGAGGAACTGTTATTATTCATATTACCTAACGCATCTGCGCCTATAGCAATCATACTTGATTCACTACCACCTGCTGTTGCAATAGCACCCTTTCCTATCGCTATATTATTTGTACCACTTGCGTTTGCCGCAAGAGCCGAGTGTCCTACAGCAGTATTTGATGCGGCAGTGCTTAATTTTAATGCTTGATAGCCGACTGCCGTATTCGCACCTACTGTGGTGGCTGTGTATAAAGCCTGCTTTCCGATTGCTACACTTTCACTTCCAGAGGTGATATTATATGCACTTTCAGCACCGACCGCTACAACTCCACTTGCAGTATCAGCATCATACATAGAATCTTTACCGATACTAACATTTTCAGAACCAGAGGTGATAACCTTTAACGCTTGCATCCCCACACCAACATTGCTTGCATCTGCTCCACTTGCTCCTCTACCAGCAGACTGTCCGACATAGGTATTACTTGCTCCTGTCGTGTACATACCTGCTTGGTCTCCCAGAGCGGTATTATTATCAGTTCCAACATTGTAGTATAAAGCAGAAGTACCGATTGCGGTATTTTGAAGTCCATCGGTGTTACTTACAAGGGCTTGAAACCCAACAGCCACATTTGAATATCCACTTGTCAAAGCACTAAGTGCTGAACCACCTACGCCTGTGTTATAATCTGCCGCATTTGTTAATGATGCATCAGCAACTGCGTGACCAATAAAAGTATTATGTACAGCCCCACTAACTATATTTAAACCAGCATTGTATCCAAAAAGCGTTGTACCTACTGCTCCACTTGCATCATTATTCGATAGCGAGATTCGGGAGTTGTTGTCTATTACCATATTAGTAGTAGTAGATGTACTATTGTAAGTTGATGCAGTAGCAAAAGCAACGCTTGTAGCGTGATTACCAGAACCAGTTCCACCGCCTATATAAATTGAATTAGTTGAACTACCAGATTGAGCATAGAATAGAGTCACGGGTTCTTCTGCTTGTTTATAGTGCATCATCCCCATTCTAACTTCTTTAGTAGTATCATCAGAATCTGCCACATCACTCATTACTAATTGAAAAGCATCAGCATCACCTACAATCTCAACTTTTCCGTGAGTAGGCTCTGAAGAACCGACACCAAGATTTCCAGCGGATGAAATAAAAAGTGCATCATTAAATGCGTTGTTTTGCAAAACAGAAAACATCAAAGATGAATCCATATTTGCACCAGTAGAATAATCTAATTCTTTTTTAGCAGTTATCTTAGCACCACCTCTGATAGTTGAACCATCTCCTAAGTTAAGATGCAAAGCCATTGTCTCATTGACCGATGAACTACCACCAGCAATGTTGTCAAAGTGTACTATTGATGCACCATCTACGCTATCGTGAATGTGAAGTTTTGAAGTGGGCGTTCCGCCAATTCCGACATTGCCTGAACTATTCACAATTACAGCATCGGCATTATTTGTTCTAATTGTCATAGCATCTGTGTTGTGGTCGTACCTTAAAAAACCTCGGTTGGCATCACTTGAATCTGGGAAATATAATCCAGCCACGCTTGATGCTCCTGCTAATATAGATATTCCAGCCGCACCACTACCTTCCACCACAAGTTCATCGCCTCCAGTATCTAATGTGCTAATTCCACTATCAGCACTTTTAATATGGAGAATGCCTAATGGAACAGTCTCGCCAATCCCGACCTTGCCATTGTAATTCAAATGCATTAGTAGAGTTGTATTGCGATATAAAGCAAGGTTATCGCCATAAGAAACAATGTCGTGATAATTGCCACTGCCACCAGCACTATATCCTTGTAATCTAATTGTTCCATTGCCAGAATTATTAGAAGCATCACCAATATGCAACGCTTTAGCGGGGGCTGTATTTCCAATTCCAATCGTATTATCTGATTTAAAGTACATCTGAGTAGCACTTGCTTGGTCATTGTATAGTTTTAGATAAGTATCGTCAGAAGGTTGTATAAATCTCCATTTGTTTGTGCCACTTCTTTGAAATGCTAAAGTTGTTTCTGAACCGCTTGAAATTGTCGGATTAAGAATTAATGTATCTGAAACTGTTACATCTCTATTATCTGTATCGACTATGAATATGTCACCGCCAGAACTATCTCTCCGAACAACAAGTGCTGTTGCACTGGTTACATCTATTGTTGATGTGCCTTGTATTACTTCATTTGTTGTTATCGCAGTACTGCCAGTTATAGTAAGGTCTGCATCAATGGTCAAATCACCTGTTATTGTACCACCGGATGCTATATGTTCGTCGGTTGTTGTTATGAAACCCATTATATACTCCTAAGCCAGGATAGTTCTGATATTTGCATCTGAACCACCTTTCTTTTCAAGAATTAAATAAACATTATCTCCCAATCCATTAGGGACAACCAATGAATATATTGTATCTCCACCCTTTAAATAAAGATCTTTGCTAGTGTCTACATCTGAATCTGTACCGGTAGTATTAAATGTGAAATAAAAATCGTTATCTGATTGTAGATGAACCTTATGATAACCAGTACAATTAACGGCTATCCCGTCAGTATCTGCTACGGTTACTGATTGAACTTGCCAATCTGCTGCCGTATCTACGTTAAGGGATTCGTGAGCTCTGTGTCTCTGTAGGTCTGCCATTCTATTCTCCTATTTGTTCAGTTCAGCTTGCGAGGCGAGAATGCTCCTTATCTGAATCTGATATTAATTTACAATTATTTTATCGTATCATGCCAAAACTTTGTACTCTAAATGGGCCTCTTTGTTTGCCTGCATGAAATTTCTCTGTTATAGCCCTGAATTCTCTCATAAAATATTCTTTTAATTCTATCTCACCTGCATCTTCTGCATACTTAGCCTTAATATAATAAACTAATGCAGTACATAAATAATCAGGTAGGTCTATAGTATCATCCTCATCATTGAGAACGTCTACATTGTAATATACATCTATAGTTTCTTCGAATGACTTCTGAACAGTTGCACTACCACTAAACTTAGTATAAAGAGTTATATATCCTGTACCTGCTGCCTTAACCTTATGTAAGCCATTAAATCTACCAGCCTTCCTTAATACTATATAACTTCCATCGCTTAAACTTTCAGGAGATGCAGAATAGTCATTATCTCCCTGATCTATCATCTTTAACAGCCCACCAAGAGAAACATAGGTATCTATTTCGGTATTTACATCTTCTGTCTCATTGATAAAATAATCAGGACTATGTACATACTGAAGTTCTAATCCATCTGCAATACTTTCTTTAGGGCTTTTCCATAACAAACGTCCTGCAACGGCAAGATCATTCAATCCAGGCTGTGAAAGGGTTTGACCGCTTGAAAAAACGAGGTCTTTTTGGACTAAAGAAAGTTTATTCCCTTTTAAATAGTATGCATATTCCTTACTAGACGCCATTTGCATCCTTCCTTAATGGTTCACCTATCATCCTAGGAATAGATCTGTATTCATCATCTACATTAAGATGGTTCTTACATCTAATATCAAGAACTTTGATCATGTCTCTTGGAAATTCATAGAACCTTTGATCCTTTGTAATGTCTATTCTTTCAGTATTGATATGAGTTTCAGATATCATGTTGATCTCTCTAAGACCATCTTTGATATATGCAAGGGTTCTACCAGTTTCAGTAGAACCAACTCTTTCCATTATTTCAAGTACGGTCATTAGTCTACTATCAAATATTCTACTGCTAAATGTCCAGCACTTGTATTGTCACTACCATCTAAGTCTACTGTTCTTACATGAAATCTTCCATCTAATCCAGCATTATCATCCTTCAATACAATAGCCTCACCAGGATCTAAAACTGAAATTATAGTTGTTCCACCTGGAGCCATAATTTTTAATGCCTTAGATAGTGATGCTCCTAAAGCAGTTGCGCTACTAAATGTATATCCAGTATTTTTTATGAATATAAAAGTAGCACTTGCTTCAGAAGAAAGATCTGTATCATCTGCTGAATCCAATCCCTCAAAATAATTAACTGTTGCATTTAAATATCCCTGATTTGCAGCTGTTCCTGCATAACTAGCACAAGTAGCTGTACCACTACCCCCTAATGTTTTATTTACCTCACTTGCAATTACATAAGTAGTTGTACTATTTTCAGTAGAAAGTTCTTCTTGAGGAGTACAACTGACTGCGAATGTTACCTTATCTGCCATAATTTATTCCTTATTGTTGTGCAGCCTGTGCTGCCATTGTCATCCCAATCATTTTTGAGTTGTTCTGAACGTATGTTTGTACTTCAGCAACAGCCCATTGATAATATTTGTTTGCCTCAGCTTCGTAAAGTTGAGCCTTCTGTGAATTTAAGGCTGTTTTTTGAGTTTCAGAAGTGACTTCTGCTTGATATTTCTGTAAATCTGCAGTATACATGGCCAATTTACTTTGATATTCCTGAACCTCTTTTGAAAGAGTATTACTATAATTTTGAACCTCTTTCCCAACCTCTGCTTGATAAGCCTGTAATTCAGCAGAATATTTTTGTATCTTACTACCATTGTCTGCTATTACATCTTCTATCTGTTTTGCTGCATTTGCAAGAGCTAATGCTTGGTCTTGTGCCTTATTAAATTTATCTAGATCTGTTATTAATGCTGCTTCTTGCTGAGAATCTTGTGCATTCAACTGTGCCTGAGTTAATACTTTTTGTAGATCTGATTGGTGCTTAGCAAGTTCAGCCTGTACATTAGCCTGATATCTTACATTTTCTTTGTTGAATTCATTCAATTCATTCTGAATATCTGCTTGTATTACCGACATCTCTTTCTTTATTTGAGAATCAAAAGACTTTAATTCATTACTATACTTAGACATCTTAGCCTGATTATCTGTTATTATTGCTTGCATTGTTTGACCAGCAGACTGTAACTCAGCATTATAAGACTGTATTCCTTTTTGAATATTTGCAGAGTAATTCTGAGATTCAGAACCATATTTAGCAAGTGCAGCATTATTATTCTCTATGGCATCTCTTGCTTCCTGTGATTTATTCTGTAAAGCGATCTTATTTGCTTCTTGAGCATCTGTTATTTTCTTTTGTAATTCACCTTGAAATTCAGTTGCTCTACTTTGATAATCAGCCTGAGCATCCGATAGTTCTGCTTGAAATCTTTTAATTCCTCTATTTTCAGTTTCTACCCACGCTGTATACGCTGTTCCCATTTCTAGTTGATATCTTGAAAGCTTCTGACCATACTCTTGGACTTCCTTTTGAACCTCTGCTTGATATACATTGAGCTCATTCTGATATTTTGAAAGTTTCTGTATATACTCTTTACTTTCCTTTTCTAATAATAAGTTAGCAGTAGACTGTGCATCTTGTGCTCCTATCTGAGCATCAGTAATTTTTTTCTGAATATCTGCCTGATATTCTACATTAGCATCATTAAATACATTTAATTGATTTTGCATTGCCGATTGATATGCTTGTACATAAGCCTGGATCTTTCCTAATTGAGAAGCAGCTAATTCAGTATCTTCCTCATCTTCAATAAACTCTCCTGCTATAGAAAACCATTTAGAAAAATCTAAAAAATCAGCTTCTGTCCCATATCCAGAACTATCTGCATCCATAGTCGCAGTTAATTCTTCAGTTACACCACCAACTTTAGGTGCAGTATAAACAGGTGCTGTTGCCAATGAAGCCACTGTAACATCTGCTACTGCAGGCGTACTAAAACTAGGGGCAGATGGAGCAACAGGCACTACTGCTGATACGCTAAAATCACCAGGATCGTTATCCCCAAAAGGATTACTATCCTCACTTGTATTCCACCAATCCTCAAAACTAGTGCGGCTACCAAGAGTTGGCCCTGAATAAATAGGAGGGATCAAAGATTCTACTGAAGTTTGACTAGCATCCTGATAGTTAACCGTTGTAAGACTTACAGCAGACGGTTCAACTGCTGTAATTGAAAGACCAGGATCTGTGAACGAAACAGTAGTTATACTTGGTACGCTAGGAGCTGAAGCACCTATTAGAACCCCTGGTTTCGTATAAGTTGGAACATCTCCACTTATATCTGCTTTATTCACACTCGATACAGTGACTGATCCAATTAAAGAAACAGTAGCGTCTGAATTACTAGCATCTGAATAACTTACTGTAGATATAGTTGGAACACTTGGCGCAACAGAGGTTATTGAAAGATCATTTCCAAAATCAGGACTTGTGGGTGCTATTGGAACAGTGACATCACTCCAGTCTGGTATTACATCACTTGATAATTTTGTAAACTCTTTAGCACATGCATGAAATATAATAGCATTCCTAAGATCAGAATCATCATCTAACTTAGAAAAGTCTATATACTGAACATGTGCAGTAACTGAATCGCTAGGAGCAGGTTTAATTTGTACCTTGTTAGCAGGATCCAACCAATACTTAGGAAACTTTGAAGTTGCCAATTTTAAACTATTTGAATCTGATATGTAAGGGCTATCCTCTATTGGAACCTCATATGCAGGATAACTACCTCTCCGTACAGATATAATATTATCAGTACCTACTGGAAGTGTTATCGCTGTTGGGCTAGAATCTCCTCCATGAGATGCCGCAGCTGTCTCAGAGGAAGCCCACTTTAATAAATTCTTTGGTACGCTTGATACTACAAACTTTTGTGCAGAAATAATGAACTGGTCGTCAGCGTCCGAAACGCCAGTTATGTTCTCTATGTCTAATTCTATGTATGTTGTTGCCATGTTTAGTAGGAGGGGAGAAGTGAATCTCCCCCCCATTTGTTTAGTTTAGGTCGTTTAATAACCAGTTGCTGTAAAAGTAGTAGCTTGTAATCCGTCAAGAGCAGTAGTTGCTACATTGACCAATGTTTTCCCGCTAACCATTACAACTTGTTCACTTACATACTCAAATGTAAGATCAGTTCCAATTGCACCACCAAACGTTACATCATTTTCATCAAGTTCCATTGATTTTTCACCATCAGATCGTTTAGTTACAATTGTAGTCATCCTAACATTCGTTGCATGTTCTGCTACACCAGCTCCATTACCACATCTTTCTTGAGTAATGACTCCAGCAAATACAGCTGAACCAGCATTTGGAAGTTGAATTTTAGCCGCTGCTGCCATTGTCCCACCAAATAAAATTCGGTATTTTAGTCCAATGGTAGCCTCAGTAGCGGTAGGCAGTTTAATTACTGCACCACTAGCTAAAGCAGCCGTTACAAAGACAGTTCCAGCATCTTTTGCTGATAATGCATGAGAAGCATCACCAGCAGTAATAACTGAAATTTCCTTAAAACCAACATTCCTTGCTGCATTGTTCAGAGCTCCACCAGCTTGATTTTGACCATATAAAGGTATTGCCATTTTTTATACCCCCTTATGTCCAGATAGCATGGGATTCGGCCATCGACCATTCCATACCAGCTTCGGTTAAGATCTGATCTACTCTACGGTCAACACCTGAATTCTCAAGTGTTTGAACGCCAACATAGACAGAAGTGTCACGATTAATACCATTACCAACAAGAGGTCTGTAAGCACAGTTCTTCATGTTGACACCTAGCATTTTAACATTCGTTCCATCCAGGTGAACATTACGAGCAACGTTCATGTCGCCATAAACAGTTGAGATCGTTGTAATGTCAACACCAAAGACCTTCTTGCGTCCTGTTAGTGTCATATTTGCTGAAGTATGGCTGTCAGACTGCCCTGCTGTTGTATCAGGTGATCCACCCGACCAAGGCTGAACAGCGCCAATATTATTAGCAAAGTATCCACTCAGCTTGTGCAACCAGTTGTATACTTCTGTAGAACAGAAGAATACAGTTGCACCACTGTTATTGTAACGAGGATCAAGAAGATTGGAAAGATCGTCTAGGAAACTATCCTGAGACTTTGTTGCCACAGCCAAGCTAAATGCATTACCATAGCTTGAAATGTAATCAACAGCACCCTGAGTATATTGAATACTATCACCATCTGTATACTGAGATCCAAATAGCAATGATGTTTCAACATCCCATTTATGCTCGATCAACTTCTCACGCCACACACGAGCCCACTCACTGGATTCGAACTTCAATACAGTAGCACGAGCCGTATTGGTCATTGCCATTGAAGTTTTCCAGATCTGAGTAAGACCATGGTTGCTTTGGTAAGGTTGATCGATCCAAGTTTCTGGAAAACCAGAACCTTCAGCATGTGCTGAACCAACTACATAAGTCCTAGCTCTTTCAAGTGTACTTGCAATTGATTGATCTGCCACAACTTCATCACCTTCTGCAGCTCCAGGACTAAAGTTATTATTCCAATAACCAGCAAACCCACCATATGAACCGTCTACTTTAACTATCTTACACGTTACTAATGCAGGATACTTAGCAGCGCTACTATCTTTTGAAGTGCTTTCCCATGTGGATGCATCAACGTCCGATACTCTCGCAAGTAAGTAGCCTTTACCCCATGTCGTAGCTGCAGTAGCAGATTCCGTCATAAGAGGGATCTTGATCAATTGACCTGGTAAAAAGAACTTTGGTGTAGTTCCACTTGCTCCAACGTCAATCTTATTTGATGTGTTACCATAGATATTCTGAACGTTACCTTGATACTTATAATCACCTGCCATATACAGTTTTAAAGTATCACCGACCGCTACAGAAGTTCCGGTACCACCATCGTTATACGCTTCTATCGTGTCATCTGCAAATTCATCTGCACCATCATTTTGCACATAACCCATGACATAAGCATATCGTTTGTTAAACGAAGGACGTTTCTCAGTATACTTGAACTGAGGATCATCCGTCGGTTTTTTTGATGCCATACTCAGAAATCTGAAGAATGGATCTTGAGGGATTGCAAGCTCAGATACACGACTACCAAAATTATACTTTCTCCTGATATCACCAGTAGAAAGATTGGTACTTGTACCCGGCCCTCTTCCATCAAAGTCCGCTACAGTAAGATCTGTGTTAGGCGTCACAACTGATACATAATCAGCCATTACGAACTCCTTATTTTAAGTTCAGACAGATCTTATGAAATTATCTATCCGAACAGGTTGTCTAACTCATTATCAGTACCCAAGAGAGCATCGAAAACAGAATTTTCGGCACCTTTTTCTTGACCACTGCTATTTGCTCCGCTGACTGTAGACGGCATGTCTCGAACATTTTTCATCTGGTTTAACATATCCTTTTTGGTAGCCTGTGCAACGTTACCTGCGACTTTTTGCTTATTCTTTAGAAAGTTGATATCATCAAGAGTCAGAGTATGTGTCTTTGCCCAATCAACCATTTCCATGTATTCATTGTCAGACATTCCAGAGTCCTTTCGGAACCTGGCCTCTTCATCCAAACGTTTTCTTTCAACCGCCTGTTGAGAAGCATTTTGCTTTTCACGTTGTAGCATACTACCTACTCTTTGCTGAACGATCTTATCAACATGAGCATTCATAAGCTTTGCACTATCCGAATTTGGATCGCCCATGGCCTCCTGCTCATTGTAGATAAAATCCTCGTCCAAACCAAGAGAGGACTGTATGGTTTTTGATGGTTGCCCACCATTTACCAGATAATCTCGGACATGCTCTACAAGCCCGCTATCGTTTTTCATTGCTTCAAGAACAGGAACAAAAGGTTCTACACTCTTGTACTGTTCAGCGAGCTTGACGGCTTCACGACTGCTATCAGCATATCGTTTCTTGTAAGGATTGCCATCATTGTCCCAGTCCACACTATTGGAGCCAACAGTTTCTTGATTGCGAGTTACCTGTTCGGGATCGCTTATTGATTGTTGGGTTGCCTCTGTGGTGTCTTCTTGTATTGCTCCGTTTACTTCATTTTCCAGAGCATCAAAAAAGGATTCTTCAGAAGAGCCAAATACAGCTTTCTCTGCTGGATCCACAACGGGAGCATCAGACTGCTGTTCTGGGTTACTTACTGAATCTTGAACTAAATCGTCCATTATGTACCTCTTTTATTAGTTATACTATTGAATTATTTTACGAATTATTCTTGTTACCTTGCAACTGGTTTCGAGCTTTTTGTATTTCCATTGCCATTTCCTTCTTTTTCATCTCTACTTCATTGCCCATTACATTCTGTAAAAGCTTCTGTTCGGCCTCAGTTTGTCGATATGCATCTTGAGTATCGCCCTTAACCTGTTCTTTTTGTTTTGTGATCTCCATCTCTGCCTGCATGACCTTTCCTTTGATACCAGCCTGGACAAGTTGTCTTTCAAGTGTCTCGATGGTTCCATCTTTATCCTTAATAGCTTCTTGTAATTGACCAAGTTGACCCTGTAATTGAGAATATAAACTCTTTCTCTTTGCGATCAGATCTTTTTTCTTGATATCCGTTTCAGCCAAAACTGCAAGATCATCTACTACACCAAGTTGTAATAGTTCTTTTAGTTCAGCAAGGTATGCCCATCTATTGATGGGTAGAGTAGATCCGGCTACTACCTTTACATCGAATCTTGCTGCTGAAAAATCCATTGATTTTCCAATAGCCTCACCCATGTCATTGAAGATAGGTATGTTAATTTCAAGTTCACGATCTTCCAATATTGCAGATGGTTGAACTATCCTAAATCTTTTATTTGCTGTATAGATAGCCTGAGAAAACTGCATTACAACAGTTCCAAGTTGTTTTAACCCAGGCTCTATGGAATTCTTCATCCACTGCTTTACACGCCTTGTTCCATATTCATCTAATGCCAACATACCACGAAATGTTTCATGTTGTTGTTGAGTATCTCCTTGCATGGAGGAATAAATACCCGCAAGATATTCCATGTCTCCCTTCCCCTCTTGAACAATAGTAAAGAAAGCATTAGACAAGGGTGCAGGCATGACAGGGGTAGGCCTTTCAGTTCCAGGTCTTACAGGTAATAATGCACCAGGTGCAGAAGAATACTTCTCCCACATCTCAGCATCTATACTTCCTTCCTCGAACATCCATCTTAAACTACTCCCCAATGATGCATTATGAACCATGATCTGGTGAGATTTATTTATCTCTTTCTGTTTTCCTATTAGAGGACTTACTGCTGATATTGGATAAGGAGTTCCTGTCCATTTATAATGAAATGGTACAATAGGATATTCTGTTATGTTCTCTGGTAGGATATATTCATAAAGTAGTTGATCTCCAGCCAAACAACATTGTTTAACCCTTGTTCCATAAAATTTTACTGCATCTACAATATTTACAGCAAAGGTCTCATCTGTTAAAAGAACCTTATATTCCTTTTCAGAGATTACTTTATTCTCTATTCTTGATTGAGCAGCTTGAAGTTCACTCATGTACTCTTGCTCAGCAACCTGTAATTGTTGTTGCATCATGTCTTGAGCCTTCTGCATCTCAAGTTCATATCTTTCAGGGATCATCTTTCCTTCTGCGACAGCCTGTTCCATCTGCTGTTGTTGTTCCATTAATTGAACTTCCATCTCAGCAGCCATTTCTTTCATTCTAACCTGAACCTGTTGTTGAATAGCCTCTAGTTCTTCAGGACTTGGTGGAATACGATAGAATACGTTCATGTAGGCTATCTTTATTTTTTCATATACCTCAAAGAACTCTATCAACGGTTCCTGTTCGCCTTGAGCAGTAATACCAATATCGTCCATGGAGTCATCATCATAAAGAAATGTTCTTTGATCTCCTGTTCCAAGAGGTCTTCTTGTATAAGAGAAGTTCGTAGATTCATCACTATTAGCATTATCTATCTTTCTCTTATGGTCAGGAAATAATTTTACCAAATGGCTCTTGGGCAATACCTTTCGTATCATGATATAAGAAGCATCTCTGAACATGATATCCCTAGATTTCTGATCTACAAATATATCAAATGGCTCTGGCTGAGATATCTTTACCTCACCCATTCCATTATCAGCATCCTTATCTATCTCTACCATTAGGTAGCCAATACTCTTTGTAATAGCATCATTGATAGCATTGGAATAAAGAGTATCTCCATCTGAATGACCCCAGATATAATCTGCTATGTCACTAAACACTGCAGCCACATCAGTATCACTTCCCTCTACGCCAATAGCCTGCCATCTTGGATTATTAGCAGTTGCATAGAAATTTAGCATTTCCACCACAGGTAATATCCTGTTTATGGTAAATGTTGGCATGCCCTGTTCACGAAGAGAAGCAACTTCAGTTTCTTTCAACTGATCATCATGTGCAAAGTCATATCCTTCCTGATTGACATTCTGCCATTGCTCTCTTATAAAATTGTTACTATAATGAAATAGTTGCCGAACTATGTCGGCTTTTTTCTTCTTAGCCATTATTCTAAATATCCTTTTTCAAATAATTCATCGATACTATTAAGTACTTCTTTCTTAGCCTGTTTACCCCATTTTTTTTGATAAGGTCTCCATCCCTCTCCCCTTTCACCCCATTTCTTACCAAATCTATTTTGAAAGTCTCCCCATAAAGAGTCTTCAATTATACTATGAGCTTCAAATTCCATAGTAGGTTTTTCCCCTCCCGTTCCCAATCTAGTTTCAGGGTCATAAATAACGCTTCCTGAAGTAATTCTGGGCCCACCAGGAAACCATTCTAATTCGGGGAATTCGTCAACTAAAGATACTGGAAACATTTTTCTCATTTCCATTGATACTTCTACATCAGGATCTGTTTGTATTTCACTTGCAACCAATTCACGTGTTCCATATTTACCAGGATCGCCAAAAAGTCTATCATCTTTTTTAACTCGACGCCATAATTCCGTACGACGCTTTTCCCAGGCATCGAAATCTTCATCTGGCCTTCTACGAAATTGGAAAGCATGACCAAGTTCTGCTAAAAAAGAATCTACAGGATCTACTAATCCTACATTCAATGTATCCCTAGCTCCTTCTTTAGCGTCGTCAGAAAGTGAATAATGAGCTCTATGTGGAATCCAACTAGTTTTAGTACTGCTTCCTGATTTTTCCGTTTTTTTGGCTAGACCAGCCATAATCTCTATATTCGGTCGTCCTCCCTCAACCCACAACTTTTTCAATACCATCCTTTTATCGTCTGGAAAATCATCTCCTAATACATTTTCAAAATTTTTCCAAGTTTTTACATCTTCCTTTGTTTCTGTTGTTGTTTCTTCTGGAATCTTAAATAGATCAACAAATGTTTTATCAGCAGCAACAGACTCCATTGCACTAAATACCTTACTGTTAGTATCCCCCATTACGCTACCACCCAATCCTTTACTTTAGGTTTACGCTTATACCAATCTCCATCCTTGTTCTTCTTAGAGTTCATGGGTGGATGTGCATACTTACATGCATAGGCAAGTGCGTCAATAGTATCATCATGTGCCATGCGAGGCCCAAATGTTATTATTTCTCTATGTAGATCATACATCTCTTTCTTTAAATGTATCTGCCCTACTGCAAATCTTTGTGCTAATACTTCCTGTATCCGGTCTCGCTTACTCATTCTGTTACCAGGGAGTTCAGCCTTCCAACCAATACTAAAATCATTTCTCCTACGCATCTCTGACTGGAGTGCTTGGAATATGGGCTTACTCATACTGGTGTCTTCTATGGTAAACAATGATGGATGATAGGCTCTAGCAATATCAAACATGTAATCTACTATACCCTTCTTATCCTGTCCCAGTATAGATACAACAGGGATAGATCTTTTTCTAGTATAATCAAGTATATAAATATTATTCTCAGGTGTGACCGCTA